GCCAAATCCGTATAGTAGTTCCCTATATTCGGGGCTTTCAAATATAGCCCTTATCATACCTAATATACGGTGCATTTCTACCGCCCCACGATAATCACCACGCACGTTATTAGTGGCGTGTGCTGCCGTATAAACATCTATAGTAAACAAGTATATGCCGTTAACTTGATGCCTATCACGATTATCATAATCGGCACGTTGTAGCGTTACATTTACTGCTGGTGCTTCGGTATGGTCAAACTGTATGATACGTTCACAATAAAATGCAGGGTTTGGAGTTGTGCCGCCTGAAAGTGTAAATTGATTAGCAAATTCGGCAAATAGTATAGCCCCGATACGGTCACGTATTAGTTCATATTTCTGCGGTGCTATTACTCCATTAAGTGCCATACTTGCCCAATATTAACGTAATTAATCTACCTGTATCAGATGGAAACCACTGATTAACAACATACTGCACCGCCTCAACCGTTACCTTATGCCCTTTAAAATCTACCTCACCGTTTGCATTGCGTATAGTATAGTTAGCTTCATCAAATACATCTTCCGATACTGATACGTGTGCCATTCTATTATTGAACGCTACCCCTTGCCTATTTACATCAATGTGATGCCTAGAAAATAAACCGTTAACGGTGCATGTTTCGGGTGGGCTGGCAGGTGAAATGAAAGACATAGATACCCCAAAACCACTAGCGTTACTGCTAATGTTCGCAATATCACGCCTTGCCAATTCTAGTAGGCTCATTTGCTTTGTTTTTTCGGTTTGGTATCTTTTATTGGTTCTACTATTTCAGGGGCTAATTCGCAAAGATACCCACCTTTAACCAATATAGCAGCATCGGTAGCTAACATATCTTGAGTAACTACATCGCCTGCATAATGTATTTTATTTCCACTACCTGTTATTGCGATTGGTATAACCTTGTATTGTTTTTGCATGTTTGTGTAAATTTATAATAGCCATGCCATTTGTTAACGGCATGGCTATTAAAGTTAAGGTATTTATTTATCTTATGCTAGTACTGTAGCGGTAAACAGTTTGTCTACTTCTAGTAGTATTGGCAAACCTGCTGACTGTACACCGTACACTCTTGAACGTCTGCGCTCATCTGTGTAACTGTAGTAAATGAATTTACCTGTACGTACTACTGGGTTATCTTCATCAATCAACTGTGGTACACCTGCATAAGCCATCATAAAGGCTGGGTTAGGTGGTAGTATGATTATTTTCTTTGGGTCGATGTAAGGCTGTAATGTACCGCTTGCATCTTCATAATATTGGTCATAAACCCATATACGGTAGTTGCAAGTACCTGCGCTAAACATACCCATGTAATCAGCACCTTCGGTATTCTTAACTGGGCTTACAATGTCTGTAAGTGCTATTCTACGGATATCCGCTTCGGCTTGGAACTTAGTGTTAGCTATCATTGCCTGATATGCAGATGAACCCATCAACAAATCAAATGTACCTGTACCAACTTTACCAACCGAACGCATAAGGCTACCCCATGTGCCTAAGAAAGATGATATACTTACTGTATTGTCTGCAAAGTTATGCGCTGCATTGTAAGCAAGTATCATAGATGCTTTACGCTGAAAATCTATGTTCTCGGTAGATGTAGCAGTTACAATACCTGTTTGTAGGGCTTGCGCTCTTTGCAACTCATATCTACGCTCAATCTTATCAGCAAGCATTTGCATTTTCTCTGTACCCTCATTAAGGATAGCAGTTACTACACCTGCATCAACTGAACCGCTACCAATTAGACGGTCATACATACGCAATGAATCAACTGTGAAGTTTTCATCAAAGTAAGTAGGGTCGAAGTCTTTTTGTGTAGACTTTTCAAACTTGTTATGATTGCCTTCTGCATTGCGAAGTACATCGACTGCAATCTTTTCTTTACCTCTCTGTACTTCGATACTTACGTAACGTGTAGCAGTTGGGGTAGTGTCGGGAAACCATGTAGCAAGGAACGTAGTAGGGCGTAGACGCTCTTTCCACAATGCTAAAAACTTGGTTGTTATTGTTGACCGTATTAATGAACTGGGTATTGCCATTTTATAAGTTATTTACGTTGTTAATTAAGATTGTGGATTGTCGATTGCTGTTAATTCAGTAGAAGTGATTATCTGAAACCCTGAACGCTGCATTACATCTTTGATTGTACCTGCTGGCACTGTAGCTACGCCTGCTGGGCTAGAACCATCTGTACCGATATAGTTTACAACTGTTGCAAGTGTTTCGCCTGACGCAAAACCTAACAACTCGCTTGCCACTCTACCAGCTATGCAATAGGTAATAGTTGCACTTGCACCGTTAGCTACTACAAAGGTATCAGCAGATACGCCTAGTGGTATTTGTGAACCGTTAGTGTTGTCTTTATCCTGTAGTGCTATAAGGTTACTAGAACCAACACGACCGAGCAAACGACCTGCTGCTATTGTAACTTCGCTACCACTTGAATTTGTATATGTAGCGGTATCGTACCAGTTGCGACCTAGAAATAATTTCGAGGTATCAAAATTTGCTATTTGCGGATTTGCCATGATATTAAATTATTTTAAGTTTACGTTTTCAATTGCCTCTTTCCAAAAATCTTCCTCTTGTTTAGCCTCTGTAGTTGCTGGGGCTTCAACCTTTGCAGGTGTTACGCTTGCAGGGCTACCATTTTCAGCATTAAGCATAAACTGTGCTTGTGCTGCTTTCAGGCTAAACTCTGCCATTTGCGTAGCAGATAGTGCGCTACCTTCTGTGATACCTTTTTTGCAAGCCTCCAAATCAAGGTGCGCAAATACCATAAATGAATTAACTCTATCACGCTCGCTGGCAAGAATAGCATTTACCAATTCTGGGTGCTGTGCCTTTAATTCTGTTACTGTCATTTTATTGTTTTTTATTGTTATTGTTGTATTAGCCTCTTTTATTTCAGGTATTGCGAACGGCATTACTTCATATCCCGATTGTGCTGCCATTGCATAATGTCCTTTTAGTTCCGCTTGCATTGTAGGGGTAATATTTACCACCTTATTTATTAGCCCTATTTCTTTAGCTTGTTTCGCTGTAAGCAATACATCTATTCGGGTATCAGTAGAAAACACATCATCCATTGATTTGCCTGTAATAGATTGAAACAAAGTAGTATTAACCTTTGCTTCTAATGCCTCACGAAGTTTACCGTTAACCCTGTTTAATGATGCCCACATTTCAGCAGTCATTATGTTAGGGTCTTTCTCTACCCAAGATGGATAAGCAGCCCTATGCACTAATATTTCCGATACATCTAACGCTTCGTTATCTTGGGTATAAGCTAACATAAATGCACCCATACTATGTGCCTTACCGTCAACCTTTATTTTAGTTGCTTTGGTACGCTCTGAAAGTTTGGCAATCATACCAAATGTACTTTCAGGACTGCCACCGCCTGTATTCATACGTATAACTACATCTTCATCTTTATACGCCTCTAGCTGCGCTATAAAGTTAGCAGCCGATGCGTCATAGAGGTAATTATATAGTATTATTTCTTTCATTCGCTTGTAAAATAACGCTACGAAAAAAAACATTGCAAAGGTTTGCCGATATTGTCGGTAAATTATTAATTTTGCGTATGGATAAGAAAGATGTAAGAGTAAACAACATAGGCACTAAGCAGCATAATGAGGTTAAGAATATAGCATCTCATGTAGGCTGTAGTATGGGTGAATTGATAAAAAAGAATTTGCATGTTATAATCCAGCAGTACCCAAAGGACTATCGGGAATATCCTTGCGACAAAGACTAACCCATGCGCTGTTAGTTGTATTTTTTGGGCTTGTATTTCCGCTATGTATAGTGGCTAAAAATCCGTTAATATATGGATTAATATGTGTAGTAGCTTTTTTGCAAAACATATAATCCTCTCCTATGTGCATGTCAGCAAATTTATTGCGCTCCCAAAATTCTTTTCGGTATGCCATTGTAGCACCCCATACTATTTTGCTACTATTTGACCCTATATATTTATACCCACCTGTAGCATAAAATTGTGATAGACCTACTATGTCGGCTGTGGGATTGTCTTGCAACTCTTGTACACATTTACTTACCCAATCTGTAGCATACACATCATCACTATCCATGTGAACAATAATATCCCCAATAGCTTTAGATACTAATTTATTTCGCTTAGTTCCTATTATACTATCTGAGTAGTCAAATAGATGTTCTACTATGTATGGGTAATCTTGCAACTTTCCAATAGTAGAAATACGCTCATTAAATACTTGCCTGTCTTGCGTAGTAGGGGTTACTATTGATACTGTCATTTATTAGTAAGGTAAACGTAATAGTAAAGTGTATCGGTTATTTCTACTTCTGTTTTTAACATTCCGCTTTTGCAAATCTGCATAGCCCAATCAGTATCTTCACCAAAGTTTTTAGTAGGGAAAGTAAACTGTTTAGCTATTACTGACCTTATTACATTTAGGTGGTTTGGCGGTCTATAATATACGTTATCTTTTTCAAAATAACTATTGTATTTTATGGAATGTATAAACCGTTTAGGGTTATGTCCGTTTGTAGTAATTACACCGTTTAGACTGCAACAATCTGGGCTACTTTCTAACGCCTGAGTAATGCAGTAAATATAATCTTCGCTTATTGTATCGTCATCATCAATAAATACAAGATACTCACCATTTGCAGCATTTAGCAATCTATTGCGCTTATCCCCTATAGTTGCATTTTTAATATCACATACTATTATTTCAATCTCATTATCACCTATCTGCTTACGCAAATCAGATAATAAAGATTGTAACATTTCGTGCCGTTTTTCTATTGTAGGTATTAGTATGCTTAGTAACATTATATTCCAAAGTTTATAGCTTTCCTATTCTTAAATGTAACCCTATCAACCATCATGTAACTATCATTCTGCGCATTTACCTCATCTTTTTTATTCACTCCTGTACTGTAGTGGTTATGTGGAAATAATAAAGGTAGTTCAATCGTACACTTTAGCAACTTAGCTACATTTGCTAACTCTTCATCACCGTACATATGGTAGTATTCGGGGTGGTAAATATGACCGCCTACTTTGTCATAAAAAGCCCTATCCATAATGGGTAATGTCATTATAAATGGTTGCAAACCATCATTAATTTTTACCGCAAAACATTTGTTTCCTGTAGTGCCAAAAAGTAAATCCTTATCCCATCCTTTAGGGCAACTAAAATCATCAGATACCGCTACTAATATATTTCCACTTGCTTCATGTGCTGCCGCATTTACTTGCTTTACCAATCCGTTTTCAGGGTGAATAATGCGTATAGCCTTAGTACTTCTGAATGTTTCCATATACTCACTAAGGTATGGGTCATTCTGTGCAAGGCACAATATATACTCTATGTTTTCGGCATATACCGCTTTTGACATCCATTCCAAATAGCATTGTAATGCTAACTGTGGGCGTTTATAACTTGGGTGTAAAATGCTAATTTGTTGCATTGTTATTTGTGTTTATTGGTACTACTATCGGTTCTATGTATTTCAATCCTAAGTTTTCCGCTTGCTCTATTTCCTTTGCGGCTTGCTCCATGTTATCCTCACTATCGCCACCGTTAACGTTAATAGTAGCATTTTCAAGTGTGGTAAGGGGCTTATCCTCAAACATCTTGCCTAGCTTCAATCTCTCGGCTGTTACCTCTTTAACTGGGTCTATATGCGGTACGTTTGCACCTCTCCATGCGCTTGCCTTAAACGCTTCTAAAGTTAAATAATCCTTTGACATTAAAGCCCTTAAATATCCTTGTGCCTGTACTTTATTTTTTGCTACCTCAATATCTAACCATACAGAATATATAGGTAAATAAAAGCCGTTTGCAAAGTTTTTGCGCTCAACATCTAACGTATGTTCCCAATCTTTTAACGCTGCCCTACTTGCGCTGAAATTACTATCGTACATCATACGTGCTACATTCGGTGGTATTCCTACCGCACTAAATATATCGTTTGATATAGTCATAAAGAAATCCTTAAAGTGTAACTCTTGTTTACTCTCTAATGATTCAATAGCCGTATCTCTCGGCATGTTAAATGTCTGTTTGTTAGTAGTGGCGTATATGTTCTCAGCTAACATAGTACCGAACTTATCAACTGGTACATCATCTTGGTCGTTATAGTTACTTATCTTGGTCGCATTTTTAGCAAATATATCTTCTTCATCTGATTGTGTACCATGCTTGATATAGTAAGCTATTTTAGCCCTTTCTTCTGCACTGCTAACTGTAGCCTCTTTGTATCGGTCTAGTGTTTTTGCACTTTCGATTACTGTAGCTAACATAGCAAGTCCCCTATAGTCATCAAGCCTAAACTGATTGCCACTATAAAGCCATGCCATCTTTTGCCCTGTCTTGCTATTATACGCCTCTATTCTTTCCCAATTAAACGGCTCAAACTTTACATGGTATGCTATTGGCTTGCCTTCGCTGTTTATCTCTACACCATCACGTACTATATTGCCATTGTAAATAAAATCTGCACCTGTGATAGCTACACCTGTAGACATCGGATTGCTTACGTGCGCACCGTCTATTAGCTGTACCCTTAGCGAACCATTTATGATACGCAATATTACCAACACATCGCCCCCAACCTTACCATTTACTAACGCATCATTAGCCAACTCATGTAAATTACGTTTGTTGCTATAATCAGCAGTGCAACTATTAGCAAATACTTGCCACCTACTTTCAACTACATTATTAAATGTCTCGCTATTTAGCTTTATCCCTTCGGTAGCAAGATATGATGTTTCAGGTATAGAACGCAAATCAAGCCCTTTACCTATTACCCACCTTGCAAGACGGTTAATAGCCATTGAACATATTTCACTCTCCAAATACAACTGCCATGACCTAGCCCTTAATACTTGCGTATCTAAAAAATAATCCTTTACTGGTCCGACTGCACCTGCATTTTTCTCGCCATCAAATATATCGTATTGGTAAAAACGCCTTACGGGGCGTGTGCTTACTGCCTGTTTTTCAGGCTTTGCTTTACCAATCTCAAATCCAAATATCTTTAACATACTCTTCTAAAGTTTTGACCGTCACGTAAAATGTACCTTCTGCCGTTTAATTGTGCAAGATACCTATTTTCCATTCTCTCATACGCTATTATATCCGCTTGTATCTGTTTTGAACTGCGATACTTAGCAGCTATCTTTACTTGACCGTCATCAAGTTCGTAACTCTCATATATGCCATTACCTGCATCGCTTGTACTTGATGCAAGGATATAAAGTTTATCTATAATTAAACGTATCTTAACCAACCTATCCTGAATGGTAGCGGCTGTTGTTACGTACATTAATGCGTTGCTATATTCTATCATAATGTTTTTATTTCGTTTATTTTAGCCCCTGTAATTGTTGCTGTTGGTGGTATGGCTGCCGATAATGGGGTACTTGTAGGTGTAGTAGGAGCTGTAGATGTATGGGTGTGTGCATTAAATACAGTAACTAAATCCGTAACCGACTGCTTTAAACTGTTAAATCCTGTTTCTAGTTCCTCATATCTTACCATGTGCTTACTATCCCCCAATAACTCCAAATTACCGTTAGCCCTCAAATATACATAACCATTCTCACTATACAACCTTATACTACCAACTTCTGCAACTGCATCTTTATACACATACCCAACTATCACACTATTACCCATATCTGCCGTATTAGCATATACCGCTACCATTTCCCTAACTGGTGCGCTGTCAACTCCATACGGTAGTGCCTGTGGTATTTCCCTAGCTTTTTTAAATAGCGATACCTGTACTATTCTCCTAGTACCCCTAATTACGCTACCTAGTACATTTGCTAAGAACATTATCCAAATATATTTTTAGGCTCACCATCTGTAAATACATCAGGTAAGCAACAATTCAAAGTTAGTATTTGTTTTTCAGCATCACCGCTATATGTTGCCTCACGTATAAAAAATAATGTTTTTGTAAATAGAAAACAGTTAGGACTAATCACATTTACCATGTTATTAACTTTTGCTAATGTCTTTCCAAAATACCAACTATTACTTTCAATAGTTAAAGATATATTTTTTAATTCTTCTGATAAAATATTTCTTGCCGTAATTGGTACATCCCCTCCTGTGCTTGCAGATTGTACGCTTACATTAGGTCTATAAACTGATTGCACGTATGGGTTAGGAATAGTAGCATCTACTACCTGTTGCACATCTACCACATCACTTTGCTTTACAACCGATATAGTGCTGTGCATGTTTTGACCGTTGGTAACTAGCTTTATTTTAGTATTTGGATTAGTGCCATTAAATGTAAATACTGGCTCATAAGTAACCGCTACTACTATCCTTTGTGCGTTATAGTCTGCCGCACCGTCTATGTCTGCCGCCACTGGTGTAACTGTAACCGTTGTTAGTGTATCATCTGTAGTTGTTTCACTGCCTACTCTAGCTTTTGTATATCTTACGTTTCCAAATTCATCATGGGTAAGAATAACGTGTTTCTGACTTGCTATTTTTGCTAAAAAATCTTTAATACTTTGTGTTTCTTTAGCCTCAACATTTGCGTAATTTATATTTACATATTGCGCTATTAGTGGGTCTATAACCAACTTCAAATCAAATGGCTCTATTAACTTTTCTGTAATCTCTTTAAGGTTAGATGTAAACCATTGTTGTGGCTCTTCTAAAGGTATTTGGCAATCTTCTAATACACCTGTACGGCTATACCCTGACAATGTTATTAGTGTAGGTTCGGGGCTATCCTCATACTCAATATTTAATACCGTACCTGTTAGCAATCTACTTCCGCCATCGCTGATAACTATTCGCTGATAACCTAACGGCTTATATATGCGTCTATGTGTGGCATTGTTAGGATTGTATAATACCGAAAATTGAAAATCAGATACAAGGCTATCATACCTTACTGTTAGTCTAAGGTTTGTGTATGTATCAATAACAACATCTTCAATCTTAATTTGCATTTTCGTAGTATGTGATTAACCTATCTCTTGGTATTATAAATATCTCGCTTAATCCTATCATGTTAGCATCTAACAACTCATTCAAAAACTCATCTGTAGGGTCTGCACCGTATAGCCTTTGTGTTAGGTTAATCGGGTCTGTATCTTCTTCTAATCTAAATGTAACCTGTAGCCTACCATCTGCCGCAACATTATAAAGATTATTTATAGCAAAGGTAATCAATTCCGTAATACCCGACACGCTATCATAATCGGGTATATACCCATCGGCACTACCACCTGTAGCAGTTTGTAAGCTATCAAGATTAATTATATAACCGTTATACGCATTTGCAAGTATATCGGCTATGGCAATCGCATCGGGTCTATTCCTGTAACTGCCATCTGTATTAGTTACTGTAGTCTTAGCCATTGCGGTAATAATAGCCCCTACATTTGTTTCATACTGCCGCTTTTGTTTCCTGTTAAGTATAGTATCTAAACTTCTATTTAATGTATTGATTTGCTGTAAAAATAGCATCATTCTAGCCTTTACCGTTTGCGCAAAGTTATAAGGGGCTTCAATCATTCTTTGTGCTAATCTTACTGCTGCTGCTGGCTTTGCTATAAGATTGTTAAGCCCTGTATTGGCTGCGGTAAAAGCATTAAAGTACACTTGTGCATCTAATGTAGTTCCTACGCCATTTACGCCATCATTATACATCTTTGATAGATTACCCTTATACTCTTGTACATCGGCTAATGTTGGGGTCTGTATATCCACTGCATACGTATCGGCTTGCAACTTATCAATAGCAAGTTTATCCGCTACTATCTTACTTTGTGCATCTTTTTTTGTTGGTTTTTTGCCTATAACCGTTGCAATCATTACCCCTGTAATATGGCTAACATTATAGTCTTTATTGTCGTATGTTAGTTCTAATGGCTGTACATACAATGTGCCGTACATCGGGTGCTGAACTGTCCAATACTTTGGATTACGTGCCGATTGTTTAAACCGTTCCATTAAGTCCAAATGATTATCCCCATCAAAATATACATCTAACGAATACCGCTCACCCTTTACATTCTTACGCTCAACTACTGTACCTGCTACATTTGGAAATTCAAATAACGACATATTGAACGCCTGCTGAATTTGAGTAGGTATGTACTTCGGTCGGTATTCTGCACCGTCACCCATTTTAATAACGTATGGCTGTGCCATCTTTTCAATCCAACTCATATTCTAGCTAATTGTTTTGCCGCCTCATTAATAAATATTTGTTCTACTCTTTTACTGCTTTGTTCTGCCGCCTTACCCATAAAATGTGTAGCTGGTGGTTTTACTTGCCTATTATTTTTTTCGCTATAAACTGCCGTCTTACCTATTACAGTATTTTTGCCTTTACGCATTACTTTGTTTACTAAATATATCGTTCTAGCCCCACTACTATTTTTAATATTACCCCTAACTAAACCCCCTTTACCTGCATGAATTGCAGATTTAACAAACTTTTGTTTATCATTTTTACCGCTTGCCTTATCGCTATCAATCATTCTATCAAGTGCCGATATTCTTAGGTCTTTACGTACCCCTTTATGCCATGATTTTGCAGACCTTGCACCCTTTAACGCTACGTAATCTCTACCGCCTATTTTGCCCCCAAACTCTTGTTGCTTTAAGTCATCTACCGCCCTACCTTTATCATTGGGTAGTTGCTTGAAACCTGCTGCTGACTTCATTTGTGATATGTCGCTACCTTTTGCAAATACTACTGTACTAGCTGCCTTAAAAAACTGTGGCTTACGTTGTATAAATGTACGCTTTGCACTCTTTGGCATGGTGTTTTGTTTCACATCTAATGCCGCCTTACTCAATGTGTTTCTTATAGCATTTGGTAACGCTGATTTACGCATACGTTCTAGCCTTGCCGTATATGTTACAACTTCGCTACTATTGATATTTAGAAATACATTCATTATGTTTGCACAAAACTAAACTAAAAATGAAACACACACTACTTGCAATCGCTTTAATCTCTTTTGTTTCTTGTGGCAAACAGCCTGCTTGCCCTCCTGTTAATCCACCTGTACCTCCTAAAATAAATAGTGGGTGTTGGTCATCTTCGTATGGCTCACTCTGCTTTACTGACAGTTTAATGTCGGTAGACAGACAGCCATTCTATCCTTATGCCGTATCTACTGATTCAATCTACTATCTGCTTGATGACGGTAGCAAGTTTGCACAATACGGTTATTTTTTGGTAAACGATACACTTAGATTGTACCCTACTTTGCACCACCCAAATGCACCGTTTACCTACTGGCGTTAGTCAATCTCAAAAGTAATTGAAACACTTAATCCACTGTCATCTGTACCTACAACCCACCCACTTGCAGGCGAGTATATTCTTATAAATTCTGTTGCTCCGTTTTGTGTTTCAACTATTAGCGGTTCTTTTATTATACCTGTAGGAGATGTGTACACTCCCCCTAAATAAGACATAGGTTCTGCTATATCTGATGGTAAAAAAGGGAATGTAACAGTCATAAATGCTGGCGAACTTGTAACACTAAATCCTGTGAGTAACATTTGAAACGTTACTGTCTTGCCACGTAAAAGGTATTTAGCATAAATTATGTCTGCTAAATCTACAGTAAATGAACCACCTGCACCACTACCTATTGTTATTGTAGTCCGTACATCTACCCATTTATTCACATAAATAACATTCGCAAAATTCGCAATACCTGTACCGCTTGTGCCACATGCAATCTGTAATGTTTGTACGCCATTAGTATATAATACTGGGCTAAATACCGTAACTATATCAACTAACGCACCGCCACATGGCGAACCTGCATTACCTTGTATATAATATAACTCTCCATCATACAAAGCAAAACCACTATCCGACCTAGTAGCACAACCCCACAAAATATACACCTTTGTCGGGTCATACGCACCACCAATTAAACTAACAACTATCTGCGCTGCATGGTTGCCTATAACCTTGCTCAAAGCCTCTGTTAGCTGAAAACCATTAGTGGAATTATCGGCTAAACTATTAAGCGTTATACCTGCGCTGTCTGCCAACTTTTGAAAAAACTGTTGCAAATCTGCATTACTCTTACGGTCTATAATCGTACCGCTCGGATTGTCCTTAATATCTCCGTAAGGATATGCACCACCTACTGCAACTACTGTACCGTTATAATCTGTTATTTTACGTGCCATAATATTATATATAGTTTACAAATGCGAACGCCACCGTTTGCGCTGGCTTTAATTTTAATACTAATTCCCTAAATTCAATTTCCCTATCTGCATCTACATTAGCAAAGGTAGTAATTGTGCTGCCTGCAATGTAAAATGTACTGCGATAATTTGCACCAAAATCAAAAGTGGCATCCCTTACCGCCTCCAAATTATTTGCTATAATCGTAATACCCTCATCTATCCAACCGCTACCATAAGCAGTTTCACCATAAGACACATCACCGTAAATTGCTAACCCTATCGGAATACCTAATATATCGCTAGGTGTTTTGGTTTCCATTATCGCAGGTGAACCAACTAAAAACCTATTCTCATATAGTCGTACATCAAAACCTGCCAACCTTAACTGAAATTCAATGAATAGATAGTGCTGTCTTGCAGGCTGTCCGTTAGGGTGTGCCATCTTGCGATATATAGCTAACTTCCTATCAGTCAATGATACAGTACTATTGGTAATCATACCCAACCTACGCTCCCAATCTGTTGCATCTTGTGTCGTAAAATTGGCATTGTCAGGTATAATGCTATCCAATATACTTACGCCATCACTTGCCGCCCTTGCTAATGACAAACTAAGTGCATCTGTTAACTTCCAAAACGTACCGAGATAGGGCAATTTAAATGCCCTACCTCTCGGATATAGTAACCTTAATAACCTAAATATTCTATCTCCCATTATACGTAAGTTATTGTGTCAAGATATGGAATTTCGCCATTATCAAATTGATAGCTTGACATTATGACACCATCAACACGCATAGTAATTGTGCCAAAACTACTACCCGCCAACGCTGATAATACTATCGCACCTATCCTATTAGTATCAAATATATCGTTCCTCTCTGCCACAATGTCAATGCCTGCAATAAAAGGTCTAACATCATATAAAGCCTCTGTAATAGCTGCTAATATAGTAGCTTGCTTACCTGCCGTTAGGTCTGCAAATGACGCAATATTAATATCTATCTCACGCAATACAATCGGATAAACATTTACTAAAAATACGCCTAACGGTCTACGTGAACGCTCGGCAAGTGTTAGGGTTACATCGGGGCTGGCTTCAATCACATCTTCTACATCTGTTAATATTGCTAGTGTGGGCGTACCTCTACCGTCTGTACTATCTGCAATGGTAGCCTCAACATATATATCTACTTCGTTATTGTTACCACTACTTGCATAGGGGTATATTTCTCTTGTACCTTGTGCATCATATCCCCACAATCTATAATCACCCTTACTGCCGCCCTGTGGCTCAATCCTGTATGCCTGTATTATCTTAGTCCTGTACTCTTCAACCGTTTCCGCTGCCTGTGGTATAACCGTTTCTGTAGCTACTGTAATGCCCCTATTAACATCATTAATTGGGCTTGTAGCGGTTAATGTATTACCTACTACTAACCTACTTTCACTACCTGCCGTTAATGCACGTATTGTTATCGTTCCTGTGCCTGCTGGCATAGTGTAGGCATTATCTAGGATAAACAAAAAACCCGCATTTAAAGCGTTGCTATCGCTTTTAAATGTTGTGCCTGCTGGTATCACTGCTGCCGTTGTGCCTGTTACCGTAGCTGTATATTGCGCTTGTGTAGCTGGGAAACGCCTACGACCTAATTTAAGCAATCCAAACCTATCAAGCGTACCGCCTTTCTCTTCGGGGTCTGCTAAGTCAGGTGCTACATTCTTTTGCACAAAACCAATAGATAAATATACTAGCTTTAACGCACCTGCATAAACCAATGCAAGTATTCTTAGTAACACCCTGCCAAATGTAGATAATGTAATACCTAACTTATTTTCTAAGTCTAGTACTATCTCATCATATATCTGTTGTTTTGTTTTTATCGTTGCCATTATTATAAGTTAGGTTGCCACATTAAAAATACTTCCTCTCCATTGATATTAACACTCATGTCTATTCTGTTCGTCTGCGGTATGCTACTGCTAACTACTACGGTAGTACTTGCAATCTGTTCTGTAAGGTATGCCAAATCATTAATAACCGACCTTTCTATCACTGGTCTGCCTGAACTACTTAATGGTGTTACTCTTAACGTTTCCTCTGTAGTAGCTGTATGCTGTTGCCCTACATCTTCGGGTAATAGTGCATTACCCCACCAATCAGCCCCACCAAAGCATGATAAGTACGGCATGTTGGTAATACCCTCAACCGTATTTATATCGCTGCCATTTAGCCTTATTTCGCCACCGTTACCGCTTTCAAATATTTCTATGTCCGTCATAAGTTACCCCCCATCATTGTAGTAGTTCCTTTAACCGCTATACCTGCCGTTGCCGCTACATTAACATTGCTCGGCATATTGTTGTAAGATAACTCAATCTTTTCTTTTTTGCTGCTTTCTTGTATTCTTTCATACAATGTATTTTGCTCTGTAACCTTGCTGCTAACTGCTGGCATTGTTGCCCCTTCTTTTTCAGGTGTATATGTACCCATATTGGTGCGGAATACCTCAATAGCCATCTTTCCATTCTTAGCCCAATCAGCCCCCGTTATCTTGGCTATAATTGACAGTATTGCCTGTAGTGGTGCTAATACCACATCTAATAACACCTTTCCAATTTCTTTTATAGCACCCAATATACCCCCAACCTTAAAAGCCTCTCTAACTTTATCCCAATGTTGCACCAATTTAACAATAATGTATATTAGTGCCGCAATGCCTGCAATAATCCAAACAACTGGGAAACCGTAAAAAGCAGTATTCAATAACCATTGTGCCGCCTCTAACACCCCTGCCGCTACTGCCATACCGTACATACCTGCCTGTGTAGCAAATGCCGATGTAGCATAAGTGCCGTTAATAACCGCACCTATACCCATAACAAAATTAAGCCCAGCAGTCCATGCTGCCGCTACCTTAGATACAAATGCTATACCCCATATAGCCGCCTTAACACTTAATAATATTCCTAACAATGGAATTGCTATATCTAAAAGCCAACCCATATTATCAGTAAGCCAACCTATTGCACCACTAAGCAACCCTACCCCACCCCTTGTACTGTCTGCGGTACTTATAGCAGTTACAAAAGTATTTACCAATTCACCCAACTTAGCCCTTAAACTTTTACTATTTATTTCTGCCGCCTTTTGTGCTTCACTTGTGCCTGTAACGGCTGTAGTAAATTGCTTATAAGCATCTATGTTATTTAATAATATAGACCCTGTAGTAATACTTTCAAGACCGAATGTTTTAGATAACATTGCATCTCGTTCCATTGGTGAACGTAGTGCATCATATTGACCTTTCAATTCGGTCAATGCGTCATTAATATTAAATACTCCTGACGCATAACCTACACCTGCTGCTTGTAGCTTAACTATTGCAGCCCTTAACCTGCTACCTGCCTCTGCACCTAGTTGCCCCTTACTAGCTAATAATTGTATAAGCCCTGTACTTTGTTCAATAGTGATATTTGCACCTTTAGCAACCGCACCAAAGTTAGTTAATGCGTCTGCTGTTTGGTTAATGCTTGCCGCACCTACCGCCTGACCTGCCGCTAATACATTTATAACCCTATCCGATTGCTCAACACTATAGTTAAATTGGTTCATTATGCCAATTAAACTTTCAGCAGCCGCCCCCATATCCATTCGGCTTGCCTTAGCTAATGTACTAACGCTTTGAGTAACCATACCTAACCCCTCTGCCGTATTTGCAAATTCAGCGTTTAGCCCTGCAATAACTTCAAATGACTTAGCAATATCTACACTTGATTTTTTTGTAATGTCTGCAACTATACCTATTTGCTTTTCATACGCTGAAAATTCATTATCTGTCAAATCAGATACAATAGTCCTAAATGACAATACCGCATCTTCATAATCAAGTATAGATGTGGCACTAAATTTGATAGCTTCAATAGCACTTTGAACACCTACTATACCTTTTGCATAGTCTATAACCTCATTTGTTTTTGAACCAAACGAAGGTAACATTTTATTAAACGCCCTATCTGCCCTTGCAGCCGCTACCTCAGCATTACGTGCAAAACCACTAACCGCATTATTCATATTCTTGAATGGTGCTGTTAGCCTGTCAACTGCCGTAAATATCGCTGGTATGGTTAATGCTGCTATGTTCATTTACTTCTTTTTTGTTTGTGCTTTTATTTCATCATTAACCGCCACAATATCCTCATACCAATAATATAGCCCCCGAAAATCCCAATTATCTAAAAAAAGCCCACCTATTACGGCAGGCTTCCAATGATGCTCTCTGACTACTGTCTTTATAGCGTTGTTTATGTCTTCGGGGTTTATTGAAAAAAAGATAAAATAACACTTGGCACTTCCAAATCTTTCATATCCAATTTCTTAGCCAATGCCACCGATATACCTGTTGCACTTGAAATCATAATACAAGTTGTTGTAAATGCGTCTGCGCTACTTTCTAACTTACCCTTCGAAATTAAACCGTCTACTTTAATCCTATTCGCATATACCAACTCTTCATAATTTGGTAGTGGCTCTTCTAGTTTTTGAACTGGGTTACCTTGCTCATTAAACCTAACCTCACCATACATTACCATTTCAATTAGCTTGTTAATCTGCTCCGTTTTACCATCACGCTTACGTGGTGCAATACGCATAGTTTCAAGCCATTTAGTTACCTCTTCTGTTGCTGTGTCTTTGTTAATTTGTGTGTTCATATACTTAATTATAGTTTGATTAATTGACCCGCACCTGACATTTTAATTGTCATAGTAGCAGTATTGGTAGCGTCTTGGATATCGCCAACAAACGTACCTGTAGCACCCATTGTAACGCCCGATGCAAAGGTATAAGTAAAGTTAGCTTCTAGTGGACTAGCTGCCACCGCTACTATCTTCTGCATGTCCTCAGCTACATTATCATCACTTGATATAGTAGCCTCAAACATCCACCTAAAACGATTTTTAATGATGATGTTTTGACCGCCACCATCTAAGCCGTTAGTATCGTCATTGTTACGGAAACCACCCAAATCACGAGTAGCATCTTCATTACTTTTAGCACGTAGAGAAAATACCCCTACCGTATCATGTGCTACCGATATATCGACAATATCACCACCTATTACTGCCATTGTATAATTATTTTATAGTTTGTATTATTCTCCGAAATATGAATTAGCAAATGCCATTGTACTTGATATGTTAGCTACACCTGTACGCTCATAAGCAAACTCGGTATCTAAACGATTTGGATTAGTAGAATTTACTACAACTGTAGTATTTTCTATCATGTAGCTAGCCCTTGCAATCAACGCCCTGCGCTCAAACTCATTCGCTAATGCTGCAAGTAGTTGTTTCCATTTCTTAGGGGTAATAGTATTACCTACCGCTACCTGCGCTCCATCGCTAGTTATAACCTTGTCAACTACATATAGCAATTCTCTAAGGTAGTAAGCATAACGGATATTCCAATCAACAAACAAATCACGTACAAATCTAAACTTAGGGTCTGCATCGCCTATAGGTCTGTAAGTCGTTACCATGTCTTGTATCTGATAAACACCTGCAACCAAATCAACTGTAGAACAACCTAATTTAACGATTGCATCACGTTCGTTATATTCACTCATCACACCTATCACACCGTCTGAAGGTACTGGCATATCAGGGTAATTTAACCCACCTGCACCGATATGCGGATTGCTTTGCGCTATTGGTGCATACAATGCTACCATGTTTGCAGCCGCCTCAAAATCAAACCCTTTACTATTTGGTGCTGGTGAAATTGCTATTGTGCAATTATTACGCCTTGCACTTGTAAGGCTTGATGGATTAGCCAATGTGCTACCTGTAAATACTGTAGCTGGGCGCATTATAATACCTGTATAGCGACCTGTTGGGGCTGTCTGTGAAGGTATGCCGTTCCATGTTTCAAACGCTGATAATGTAGTACTATCGCTGCCTATTGCATTGATAATCATATTATCCCAACGATTACCAATCATTGCAAGTGCTGCCGTTACTGATGGTGTGCCACTTGCTGCAGTTGTTTGTGCTACTGCATACGTTATACCTGCCGCATCTCCGTTTGTATCTACGCTCAATTCAAATGCTGATGACAATCCACGCCACTTAGCAGCTAAATTACAGAGTGTTACTGGACTGTCAAGCGTTGCATTTACTGGTACATTCAAAGAACTGCCAACCATATCAAATATCTTTGCTGATATGTCTGCTGGCGTATCTCCTGTTTCAATGTTTATATCATAACGTACGTCTGTAGCCCTTCTACCTGCAATAACAATCGTATGTGTTACATTGCCTGTAGCCGTTCCTGTTGGTGTAATTGACTTAATGTTATTAGCACTACCTACCGCTTTTTCAATAGGGTAAACTATTGTAGGAATACCACCAACACCACCATTTTGAGGGCGCAAAATTGACATTATGCGATGTGCTGGCGAACCATAACCAAACAAATCACCTGCCTGCTGTGCCGATGTTACAGTATAAGGTACTGTAAAATCAAAACCGCTTTCATTTTGCTGATTTATTTGGCTTAATATGGCTATTGATATTGGCAAGTTAGCAGATGTGGTAGCTTTATTGCCTGCACTAACATTATAGCCGACTACTCTACTTAACCTTTCTGCTCCTACTCCTATATTTGACATAATTATTTGCTTTGGGTGTAAATTTACCCACCTATAACGCCATTATTACACATTATGCCGACATTATCGGTAAATTTATTTAATCATGTTACAGTAGTCTATCCAACTAAACTCCTTACCCTTTTTCATCTTAACCCCAAATATATACACTGCTATATCTCTTACCGCTATGTTATATATCCTACAATCTAGCATGTGGTTAGCTACTTTACTGTGCTTTTTCTGCCATTTGCTAACCGTTTCACCTACACTATTGACCGATATAATGCACTCTTCCGCCTCGAAATGGTCAAAGAAATTAGCTTTATTGTAAATGCCATCATTAGATATTTGGGGAAAATTCATAAAGCCTATCGGCTGGCTATCCTCTGACTTATCCCACTTTAAAGCCATATACTCACTATTTATGTCCTTAATAGCATTTACTTCCAATATCCACATATCTGAACGGCTTACCCCCCTTTTAAACAGTGCCACATCTGCCGCTTTACGCTTAAATTTACTTTCTGTATCTCCTTTTATACCTAAAATATAATGGTTTGTTCTATCCATAAACTCGTAAGCATAGGTAGTAAAGTTAGAAGTATCTAATCCGCTTACTACTATTTTCATTTGCCTACCTGTATCTACCTGCCAAATCGTATCTAATACCTTTTCATATTGTTTCCATACGCTGTTTTCTTTTCCATATTCATAACTCATCTTAGGTCTATCCTTATTAGCACTGTCGCCACGCTGAAACGTACCAATACTGCCATGAATGACGCTCCAACTTGCACCCAACCTATCCCATGCAACTACTTCATAGTCCAACCTTGCGTCATCTATCATCCCGTTCAAATCCGCACTGCATGTTAACATAACTATATCACCATTGCCATACTGTCTGCTTAAACTTTCGGGAATAATACCCGATGGATAGTCTTGCCTGTTTCGCTGTATGTTCTTACTACTTGTTTCTATAGCCTCACCTTCGTAACATTCACCTAATACAGTATTTGCAAATACTTGATATTCTCGCTCATCTCGCTTATCTCCTTCGGGGTGTGCCTTAATCCAATCTCTAACACTATGTTTCCAATCAAACATCCATAAAGGGGCGTATAATGACGATATATGATAGCTGTAATATTGCGGTCTTTGCGCTTTTGCTGTTGGCTGCCATATACCACCATTTAAAAAATCATATTTATTTTTATCACTAAACCAACCGCCACACTTATAGCAACAATAACCAACGCTTTTTTCATCTAACTCACCGCTTATAGGGTCTACATCCCACGTTATACCGCCCCTATTATTTGCCACCTCACCTGTCAATGGGTTAATAATTTCGCCCTCTCTTATATCCCACTTAATCAATATAGGCTCGTGGCAACATTGGCACTCTATGTAGTAGTGCCGCCTATCACCTTCAAGATATGCAGGTAGTATAAGCGACTTATGTTTTTCCATTGGCGTACTTATAAGAAACATCTTATAACTATCCTTGTAGGCTGCTGCACGTTTCTCAATTAATTTCAATAAATTACCACTTGTTTTACTCTCACCTTTCATCTGGTCTAAGTCATCAAGTAATATATATTGCAAATCTACCTGAGCAATATTTTTATGATTGTTTGCACTACCTATTGACACATAACCGCCTGCAAAATCCTTCTTAGTATCGGTATCTCCTGTTTTCCTATTTGCCCTACGTGCTGATTGTGAACGTATGTAACTTGCTATGCCTGCACTATCAATCATCTTATCTACACGTTCACTTGCCTTTGGTATAAGGTCGGGGCTACCTACCATAAGGTAACTATTAGCAGGGTTATTAACAATCATCCAACCAATAGCAGGTACTAGCACTGTGGTACTAAATCCAATCTGCGCCCCCTTCATTACCGCCACTACCCTAGCATCATCATACGGTGAAAACCTATTTATAATTTCCTTTGTATATGGTGTTTGGCTGTACCGTAATGCTCCTGGTCTTGGCTTATCCATTATCATATTAGCCTCTGCCCAATCAGCAGGTAGGATAGTGGATATTTGCGCATTACCTTGCGTTAATATCCGTTCTAATTGCGGTAAATAAAGTAGGTTGTTGTCGTTAAGCATAGTTAATTTCTTTGCCCTACCCCTCTCTTTTCGGAATAGTCATTAATTACATCTTCAATAGACTTGACTGTTAAATTGGTAGCCTTAGTAACTGCATCATTCCTTAGCCTTATCCACTCACCACGTAAGTAAGCGGTATCACTCGGTGCAATGTCATACTTATGTGTTATTGCTAACAATAACTCTTCATCTGCATTTTTTTGCTCCTGTAAAATAAAATGATTGTGTTGTTTAACGATAGGTATTAATGGTTCTGACGGCACAACTACGCCCATCTTTTTTTCAATGTCTATTTTGTTTTTTTCAATATCTGTTTTTAACTTTTCACCTTGCAGATATTTATACAACATTTCTAATTGCTGGTAATCCATACCCTCAATCATTTGCATAGCTGTGCTAACCTCACCTTCCGTTATCCCATCGGGTAGCTGCATGCTTGCCTTTGGTTGTTGTGGTGCTACATTGCCACGAGGTACGCTAATCTTTTCGGCTTTAGGCTTTGTTGGTTCTGGGCTGCTAAGTTGCGGTGGTTCTTTGCCCATTAACTTTTTCTGAATGTAGATTTGATTCTTTGGATTGCTGGTATCAATCATACCATCATCGTTAACTATAACCTTCCCCCTGCTAATATCTACCGAAAGATATTTAGTTTCAATATCGCACTGATTAGCAAAGGATTTTTTTGTAACTACTGCCATTGTTGTCAAAATTACGGCATGTTGTCAAAACTAACAACAAGTTTAACAACAAAGGTTGAAAACCTATGCCACATTCTTTCTTTTGCGGGTTTCATCCAT